ATAAGAGTTCGGCGGAGTTGAAGTAAACTGCTTATGAGCGTGTGTTGTTGCTCAACACACGCTTTACTAGGTGCTTGCCTATTTCAGCAATTTTTTATATCGATTTTTGACATAGGTATTGCACACTCCATGACAATTAATAGCGCATCAATCTCAGGCGAGCCTAATAAATTAGCCGCAGGGACACGACAATCGGTAAAGTTAATGGCCGCTGTATCGGAGGCTTTAATACCGAGTTTTTTCTCTAAACGAGCGATTTCCATACCCGGTGTGCCGTGTTTAACCACAAACGATTTAATCGCCGCACGACCAATATTTTTATCTAAAGTTGCCCATACCACGACACTATCAGCACGTGCGCCTGAGGTAACATAGATTTTTTCGCCATTAAGAATGTAGTCATCACCGTCTTTAACGGCAGTGGTACGAATAGCAGCAGAGTCCGAGCCGCAGTTTGGCTCAGTAATGGCCATTGCCGCCCAAGTACCCTTGAAGCGTTCTAACTGTTCGTCATTAGCAACCGCAGCAATTGCCGCATTACCTAAACCTTGACGAGGCATGGCTAACAACAAGCCGACATCGCCCCAGCACATTTCCATAATGCCCAATGCGGTGGACATATTTGAGCCGTTTTTAACCTCACCTGCATTACTGTTTGAGCTACCACCAGTGGCACTGGTTGCGCCTGCACTGCCCGGTGCGCCTTCATTCATGCCGTCTAATAACGAGGCAAGCATATCGAGTTCTTTCGGGTAGGCGTGTTCTGCTTTGTCGTATTTACGCGAAATAGGGCGTAAGACATTTAAGGCAACTTGGTGAGCTTGTTCGACCAACATGCCAAATTTTTTCGGATTTTCTAAATACATGATGTTGCCCTCTTATAAATGTAAGCCACTGTGCATAACGGCTAAAACCCGTAAATCACGATACCAACGCTCGGCAGGATGTTCTTTAGTAAAACCATGTCCGCCTAAGAGTTGTACGCCATCAGTACCAATTTTCATGGCTTTTTCAGTGCATAAAATACCTCCACAACGTATGGTTCTGTTAATGGGTAGAATGTTAGTTTAGAGACATCAACATTTTCGTCCATTGAGTTTTTGTATCGTTCAATACAATCATTTACTGTTTCACCGAACTCTGTGCAGAAATAGTCATCAACACAGATCCATTGGGCTTTTACTAGTTCATTCATCTATCTAATCTCACTTTCTTGACCCACAATAGTTTGCCTTTTAAGAATGCCTTTTGGATACCAGTGGTATCGTCAAAGACTACGGATATCTCAGACTTTACTTTAGCTTTGATTCGCTTGATAAGGTCTGTATAGATTTCTGCTGCAGAGTGCATAACGAATACCCTTATGAGTGTACTATGAATCCTTAAGGATAGAACCTCGTTTGATTTTACTAACAAGAGTGTCATATAGGTTATGCATCACAGTGCCAAAAGAAAGGTTATCTGATAGGCGGGATAGCTCATGGTAGTCTAAACGACCTAAGCCGTCAAGAATTGTTAATGCGTCTTCTTCAGACATTGTGATGGTGTATTCAATTTGGGTTTGTTTAGAGATTTTCATATTAATACTGATCCTCTTGTTGAAGTGCGTCATAGATGGACATACATGCGAGTGTCATACGGTTATGTACTTCGGGACTGCTTGTATTGGTTACATCAGCGATGTTTGTATAGTATGAGAACAAACACAACAGATCATTGAACTCCTCTTGGGTTTCTACTAAGAGCGTTAACTCGAAGGGTTGGAATACGATTGGCTTAGTGCGTCTTGTAATGGTTTTCATATTAGATATCCTATCATGAGTGATTCGGTTGTTTCTCTACAGTTTGGACAGGTGAAGAGTAGAGTACGTCTGTCGAAGTGGTCGTTGCGGATACGGGATACACCGACTTCATTCGCTTTGAATTCAGATGTACAGTCATCACAGTGTACAAACCAGACTGTCTTTGGGGTGGTTGGCATAGATCCTTTGTTCAAAAATGTCGAAAAGGTACAGGAAACGTTCAAAAAGATCGTTCAGGTTTTCTACACACGAAAATCCCTCAAGAATTCCCTCAGATCTCGCTCATTTCTCAGCGAAAGACTGTCTATTAGTAACTTTCTGTGGTAGAATGTCCTGAGAGAACGGTCTATTAGTAACTTTTTGTGAGGGAATGTCTTGAGAGTACTGTCTGTTAGTTAATTCCCCTCTCTTCATCGATAGCTCTGTGCCATTTATCCTCTTGTTTTAGGTAATCTCTGTACTTTGTTAGCTGGTGGTAGATGTTTTTCTCTACTTCTGTGAACACCCCTATGTTAGACATAGCCATTGTGATTGCATCTAACTCTGCTGGTGATAAATCCAGCATGTATTTCCCAAAAGATTGTCTTAGGTATGCCATTTTGGTTATCCTTCAATGAATTGGTCATAGATTGCTGTGTATTCTATGATAGAACCATCCAGCTCTACTGTGTTAACCATGTTTTCTATTGTTCTTTTGTTGTCTGCTACTGCATACACCATGGTTTGTCCTTTGGTGTTCAGTGATGTAACCACTTTACAGCCAAACTCATGGACTGCCTCAATCATTTCGTCTAGTGTACACCCAAAGTCTTCTGGCTTGAGTGGATTTAAGAGTAAGTAACGTGCTTTCATAGGTTTCTCCTTATGAGTAGTAATACGAATATCAAGCTTCTACGATTTCATTGAACCAGTTAGATGAACTCCAACCAGCTGTTACACCAAACCTTACTTGTTTGCCAATTAAGCTACGAGCAATCTTATATTGCTTACGAGCATGTTCAACATCACGAGTAATAGACAGTTTACGAACAATATCATTGCTATCTACTGCATACAGGTATCTGTTAGATGAGTCTGTATAGATAGCCATGAGTGTGGATACATCATTTGTGAATGATGCTGTTGTTGTGTCGCCTTTAGTGGCATAACCGAATGTCAATGTAGTCATGATAAGTCCTTTTGGTAATGACTGTTAAAGAAGCTTGGTACTTACCCCAAGTGGTCTCTCCGTAAACCCGAGAAGGGTAGTAATTAGATATGAACGATGTGAACCGTTACATCTTCTGCTTTATACTTGAGTAAGTCTTTAGCAGACAGTACTCTATCAATAAGTTTGTTTGTCTTGTTACAGTATACTAAGTACATATCACTCTCCTTTGATGATTTCGTTTGCCAAGTCATAGAACTGGAAGCCAGCACACATACTTGAGAAGATAAGAATCAACACATGTAACATACCATAGTCAGCTTGATACTGAATCTTATCTACACTATACAACATAGCATTAGACCAGAGAAGAATGTAAACGAGGTGGAACACTTTAGACATATTAATCTCCCTTGAGTAATGTCATAACAGAGCAAGATCGCTCTCCACAGTCAAACAAGACTGTAGGCAGAGATCTCAATTACGAGTAACAGTTTTAATCGTAAACTCATAACCACCCTCGGCACGCACTTGGAGTTGAACCATATGTTCTACTACTTCAGCCCAAGTGTAACAAGGGATGCGGTCTTCAACGTCACCAAACTCATTGGTAACTACAACAACAAACAAAGTTCCTTCTGAATACATCATAACAAACTCCAATCAAATAGCATCAACAACAACCCAAACCAAGACTCCAACAAAGAAGAACAAGGAAAGGAACAACGGAAGCAAGGCAGCACCAGACAAAGCAGCACCACAAGCACACAACAAACCAAGACAAGAAAACAACACAAGAGAACCAGAGACAACAGAAGGCATAACAAACCCCAAAGAGCGCAGACAAGGGAAGCCAGCAAGCACAGCGCCAAGCACGAGCCGACCGAAACGAGAAAGCCCCAAAACGAAACAAGGGGGCATGCGAAACCAGACGAGGGTACATCAAACAACGCTTGATTCTTTTTAACACACACAAAGACCTCTACCCACGACATTCTCCAAAGACAATCCTCCAAAGGCCTCCCTCCATAAAGGCAGGGGGTATACGAAAAAAGTATGCAAAAGATTACATTTCTAAAATTATACCAAATATTTTCATAGGGTTAGTCGGTACATAATAGAGAAAACTTTTTATTACAAAGAAAATATGACCACACAAAACAATTCTGAGAAGCTAGAGGCTCTGAGGGAATTAAAGAAGCGGGAGAAATTAGCCGCTTACAAGGATAACTTTGAGTTATTCGCAAAAGAACAAATTAAAATCTTACCCAAGGACTCCTCCAAGGGATTCCAATTTTTTGAGTTTAATGAAGCTCAAAAGATTGTGAATGAAGCTCTTGAGAAACAACTCAAAGAGACGGGGAGAGTCAGAGCTATTATTTTAAAAGCTCGACAGATGGGTTTAAGTACGTACACAACAGGACGAGTATTCTGGAAGAGTTACTTTAATGCTTACAATAAGTCAGTAGTTATGGCGCATGATGCTGCTACCAGTGATGCACTATTTGGTATGTCCAGGAATACTATCTACAATATGTCTGATACCTTCAGACCAGTATTGAAGAAGTCAAATGCAAAAGAGATTATGTTTGAGCATAATGATTCAGGGTACAGGTTGTATACAGCTGGTGCTCCTGAGGCGGGTAGGGGAACGACTCCTACTATTGCTCACTTGTCTGAGGTAGCTTTCTGGAATCATGATGAAAAGATTCTAGCTGGACTATTCCAAGGTATTTCCCAAGCGAACGGTACCGAGGTTATTCTCGAGAGTACAGCCAATGGCGTGGGTAATTCTTTTCACAGATTATGGCAGGGAGCTGTCAAAGGTGAGAATGACTATATAGCTATTTTTGTTCCATGGTACCTGATGTCAGAGTATCGTAGGAAGGCTCCTGAAGAATTTGAAAGAACAACAGAGGAAGAAGTATTAGTCACAAGGTATAACTTAGATGATGATCAGTTATACTGGAGAAGGTTAAAGATTGCAGAGGGTGGTGAGGATAAGTTCCGTCAGGAGTATCCTGCGACACCTGAGGAAGCATTTATTGTTTCTGGTTCTAATGTATTTAACATTGAGAAGCTAAGTAAGTTAGTACCTCAACCAATATTAGCAAAGAGAGAATTTAACTTTGAATCCTCTATGATGGAGGATGCCAGAGATGGTTCTATTGAAATCTTTAAGTATCCTACTTTTGAAGATTCATTTGCTGTGGGTGCTGATGTGTCTCTTGGTGTTGGTAAGGATTATTCTACAGCCGTGGTTATCAATGCCCAGAGAGAAGTTTGCGCTGTTTATCGTAATAATACGATTGATCCTAGTATGTTTGGGGATTTATTATTTTACCTAGGAAGGTACTATAATAATGCCCTGCTAGCAGTAGAATCCAACAGTATGGGTATTGCTACACTCAACCGTCTTAAACAGATGGGTTACTTGAATATGTACTATCAGACAAAGATGGCGAATGTATCCAAGGAAGAGGGTAGTAGAATTGGTTGGAGAACTACTTCAGCTTCTAAACCTGCTATTATTGGATTCTTAAAGAATGCTATTGAACAGGAAGAGATTTGGATTCCGTCCAGGATTATTATCGGTGAACTTATGAACTATGTTGCCGATGACTCAGGAAAGACTAATGCTATATTAGGACAGAATGATGATACTGTTATTGCCCTCGCTATTGCTCTTGAAGTAATTAGGACACACGGAGACAGGTTAACAACGTCAACAGTACCTTTTACACAACGTATAGGTAACTTTCAGCAAATAGAAACTACTTGGATATAGGATAACGATAGTTATACTAT